CAGTTACACCTTGTGTATATATTGGGGTAAAATATTCTGGAAATGCTTATATTGTTTGTAGTGATGCTGGTGCAAATATTGATGTGTATATTAATACAGCATCATGGTCAACTGCAACGGAATTATATTATCCAACATGTTATGAAAAACCATTAGGAACAGCATATTATAGTTATTATGGAGAAGTTAAAATGTGTGTAGATGGTGATTTATCACCATATACTTGTCCAACAACGACAACAACTGTTGCACCAGTAACAACGACAACAACAACAGTACAAACTTATTCTATAAGTTTAGCATATAGTGATTTGGGTAGTGGTGTAACTTGTGGAATGGATATATATACTGATTTTTATATAGATGAAATTGCTTTTCCTGATGCTACAAAGTTATATGCCAATGTATCAGGTACAGTTTATGCAAATGATGGATGGTATCGTGTTAATGGATCTACATATTGGAGATATTGGAATGGATTAACTTTTGGCATAAGTGGTAATTGTCCTATTAGCGAATAAAAAAAAAAATAAAAAAAAAAATAAAAAAGTATGGTACAAGTAATTTTAGTTTTAGTATTATTAGGTTTAATGATCGGAATATATTTTTATGTAAAAAATAAAAAAAATACTACGACAACGACAACGACTGTTTTTAAACCTACAACAACAAAACCAAAAGATGAAATATATTTATCTTATGGTTCAAAAAGTAAAGATGAAGCTTGTTTAAATGGTGAACAGAATTTATATTATATTGATACAGATTCATTTTTAAGTGCTAATAAACTATATTCAACTATTGAAAAAAGCTTTCCTGCAAAATCAGGATTTTATTGTGATGGTCATATAGTTAGACAATGGAGTTCAAAGAAAAACGAATTTTCAGTAAATTTTCAATGTTCTGTGAAACCTAATTAAAAATAAAAAATCATATCAATTTTGATATGATTTTTTTATTTTAAAAACAAAACCAAAATATCATAATATATATTAAAAAAATAAATTAATATTATGTCAAATCCAAAAGTAAGTGTTATAATGGCATCATTTTTATTGCCATATCCAGGATCAGCAACCAACAGAGATAAAAAATTCGTTCGTGCTGTAAATAGTTTTAAAAAACAATCTTACCAAAATAAAGAATTAATTATTGTTTCTGATGGTTGTCCATTAACTGTTGAATTGTATAATAAATTTTTTAAGAATGATTCGAATATTAAATTGATAAAAATTCCGAAACAACAATTATATTCAGGTGCTATGAGAAATGATGCACTTGAAATAGCTGATGGTGATATTATTAGTTATTTAGATACTGATGATGTTCTTGGTGCAAATCATTTACAATTAATTGTTGATGAATTTGATTTAGATAAATATGATATGGTTTATTACGATGATTTGATGGTTCTTGATAGTACATTTAAGAAATTTTATCATAGAATAGTTGAACCACGTTGGGCTAGTATTGGTACAAGTTCAATAAGTCATAAAAATTTAAAGGGTGTAACTAACTTATGGTCAAGTGGTTATGGACACGACTTTCTTACTATGTTTAAATTGGTAAGTATGGGTCTGAAATACAAAAAATTGAATAAATCATCAGAATATATCGTATGTCATTATCAAAATTGTGATTTATAATTAATAATTTTAACAAAATCAACATAATTTTTATCTAAGATCATAATATAATTATGGTCTTTTTTTGCATATTGTTCTTTAATTTCATTTATTTTTTTGCATTTATTGTACCAATATGTAGATTTGATTTCTACAATTAAATCTAAACTTGGTATATAATAATCACTATGATAATATTTATTTTTATTATCAATTTCATAATTAATTGTTAACCCTTTTTCTATATCTATTTTATTATAAAAAATATTTAAAAAATCTAATTCATATGAACCTTGATAATTTAATTCACTATTTTCAAATTTTTTAATTTTTAAACCACTTTTTAAATTTTTTTCAAAAATATATCTATTTTGATATGGTGATTTTACACCATGATTCTTTAAACATGTTGTTTCTTTTTTTATTTTTATTTCTACTGATTTTGATGGATTATCAACACCAAATTTTTCGATATTCGTTTTTTGTATTTGTTTTTTTATTTCATCGTTTTTAAAAACATTATCAACACCATATTTTTTCAAATTTGTTTGCTTTATTTTTTCTTTACATTCATCTGTTTTAAAATAATTGCTAGTGCCATATTTTTTTAAACATGTATTTTTTACTTTTTCTTTAATTTCATCGGTGCAAGCATGTTTCCTTTTTTCCAAATTACATTTATTACAGCAAGCATAATATCCACCATTATTAAAACTTTTCATATATCTACAATAAGATAACATTTTTTCTTTTCCACACACATCACATTTAACCGATATTTTATAACCACATCCAATTGATAATTTATTTATTGGTATTTCTAAAAAATCATTAATTTTGATATTATTATAACCCAATGATATTAGATATTTATAATTATTTGGATTTATTTTTAATGTGGCATATTCTGTTATTATCATAATTATATCATTATTTTTTTTGTATCTTTACCGATGTTGGTAAAATAGTTTAATAGTAACCATTCTATTAATTTAGATTTATTATTTGTTTCCTCATTTAATAAATTCATTATTTCTGGATTTAATGTAATTGATACATTATCTTTTTTTATTCCCCTATTTGGTTTCATATTTATACTTTTTTTATACTTATATATAAATAAAATAAAGTCATTTTTTGCTATTTTTTAAACTTTTTTACATAATATTAATAAATAACATAAAAAATATATGCGTAATAAATTGCCAGAACATGAAAAGAAAGTAAAATGTTCAATATCAATTAATAAAAAAATTAATAAGTTATTAGAAGAAGTTATCGAAGAAAAAGAAGTAACAAAATCTACTTTGATCGAAAATCTTTTGATAGAATATTTTAACAATAAAAAATGAAAATAATTTTAAAAGATATATTACGTGGATGTGAACTAACAGTTTGTACATATTGGATGAATAATATAGATCAAATTGGTATCAAGTTGATGAAGAAATTTGTCTTTGTTTAATCCAAAGTAATGCTATTGTTGAAGATAGTGGAAATTTTGAAACTGGTGAAAGACATTATGTTTTGGATTGTGATTATGTTTTTAATGATAAATTAAAAAATATAAATTTTTTACTTAGTAAAATAAGTCAATATTTGATTTGTGGATCAGAAATAATAAATGAACTGAAGATATTAAAACTACGAGAAGAACGAAAATTAAAACTTAAAAAAATAAATCAAATATGTTAAATACATTAAAAAAACTGCCTTATATATCATTAAAAGAAAGTGAAAATTTAGATGATATCAATATTATTTATGTAGAAAATAATGGTGGTGTTTTCACAAAAAAAATGAGATGTGATTTTTTTGAAATTGATAATTTAAATAGATTACCAGATGCAATAGAACAATTATTTATTGATAAAATTATATCAATAGTTAAAAATCCAATTAGTATTAAATTGAAAGAAACTAAAGCAACAATTGATAGCTGTTTTAATTCAATAAAACCGATAAATGATAAATATCAAAATTCCGATAGGTTTATTATATTTTCAGATAATATAAATAAACATTTTATTAATGAAACTTTTGATTATCCTGTTCATATATTAGCATCACAATATTTAGATGATAATATTGTTATATTAGGGTTTAAAACTAAAATAGATCAACCAGGAATAATATTAGTTACAAATAAAAATGGTATAAAAAATAAAAATAAAATTCAATTATTGGTAGATATTATTGGATATTTTCCAAATAAGATGTATTTTATTTTAAAAATAAAATAAAATTATGAAAAAAGATTTTTATGTGCATAATACAAATGATTTAGTTGATTTAGAAAAAGATTCTGAAATATTAAAAACAGATTGGGGTAAACGATTTGAAGTAAAATATCCAGAATCAGTTACATATTATGAAATATATAAAAGGGAAGATTACTTTCAGGGAAATTGTATAATAAACGCTGGTGATGTTGTAGTAGATTGTGGCGGTAATATTGGAATATTTTCATCTATGGCAATAGATATGGGTGCATCCCGTGTTTTATCTTTTGAACCATTTCCAAATAATTTTGAATTAAATAAAAAAAATAATCCAAATGTTGAAGTTTTTAATTTAGCAGTATCAAATAAAAGTGATGAAGTTATAGAATTATTTTATACACATACTAGCAATGGTGGTCATATTAGACAAAGAAACTAGAATGACATATATAAATAAAGGTGATGTTTTCACAATAAATGAAAAACATTTATAAACTTTTTTATTTTTATCATTTATAAAAAATAAACGAAAATATGAATAAAAAAAGAGATTTAATTCAAATTGATTTATCAAAATGTAAAATTAGGGATAAAGAACGAATAGTATCAATATTTTTAAATAAACAAATTACAATAACATATAATGGAAAAATAATAATATGAAAACTATTAAAATTTACGAAAAAACAGAACCTGTTAAATTACAGAAATTATTAAAAGAATACGAAAAATGTTTAGAAAAATCAGAATTAATATTATCTAATATGGAATCTGGTAATTTAGAATATGAAAAATTAAAGAATAAAATTGCAGATTATGAAATAGATATAAGTCTTATTCGAATGGAATTGAATAAAAGATTATGGGAAAAAAAAGAATGATAATTTATCATTCTTTTTTATTTTTATGGATTTGTATTTTTTATATATACAAAATTATGATATTTGATAATATTTGGTTTATAAATAAAGCAACGGGAATACACGGGAATAAATACGATTATTCCTTAGTTAATTATGTTAATTTACGAACTAAAGTTAAAATAATTTGTCCTATTCATGGTGAATTTGAACAGACACCAGATAAACATTTTCGTAAACGTGGATGCCAAAAATGTGGTGGAACAGAAAAATTAACAACAGAAGAATTTATATTAAAAACAAAAAAAAAGTTAAAATAATTTGCCCAAAACATGGTGAATTTGAACAATTACCAAAATACCATATTAGTGGGATTAAAAAATTGATATATACACAAAACAATGATAAAATTAAAACTGATTTTTGTTTAAAAAATAACATTCAATTAATTAGAATCAAATATGATGATATTGTTGATAAATTAAAAAATAATATAATATAAGTATGTCTACTCCTTGCTACCGATCTATGAAACAGCGTGGTACGTCTTTTTACGCCTTTCCTTCAAGTGCTAGTGATTTAAATTTATCAAACTATAATGATATGTATAGTTTGAATTTTACAAAATTTGCATTATTAAATATACCAAGACAAGTTGATGGATCACCAAATCCAATAGATGGGATTATGGATTTTTTACCAAAAAGTAATGAGGATGGTGTAGCACCATTTTATACAGATGATCCAAATTATACTACACCTACAAAATTATCAGATCAATTAGTTGAATCATTGCGAAATTATGTTGCTAACTATGATACTGCATTACATGAAAGTAGATTAACATCTAATTCTGATTTTTATAATATTGGTGAAAGATATACACCAACAGAACCAATATTTTGGAAATGGTGTAGAAAATTAAATTTAATAGATTTTGAACCAGCAGTTCACAAAATTGATTGGGAAAAAAACATGTCTGATTTTGATAATCCAAATGCTTCAACTATAACAAATACAGATTATTTTAGAAAATATTTGTGGAAAGAACGAGAAATTATTGATTATCAAACAACATGGTTTGAAGAAAGTAATGAATACATATACAATGGTGAACGAACACCGTTATTTATAATAAATGAAATTGCAAAATTTAAAGTAGGTGACAAAATTATATTAAAAAGTAATACAGCATTAGATCAAACAAAAATATCAGATGGTACTGATATTGTGACATTTGGTGATATTTATACCATTGGTAAAATTGAATTTAGTGGCAATACAACAAAAATTTGGTTAAATGTTAGGTTTAATGGTGGTGGTCAAGATAATTTAAGCACAACGTATATCTATTTAAATTACAATAGATTGATTCAATATGTAGGTGAAATAAATCAAATTACAAACATTCAAACTGCATCAAGAATTGGTCAAGAAGTTACAGCTTATATTCCACATCAAGGTGGGCAAACACCAACAGTTCTTTTTGGAATCAGAGATGATAGTAATTATAAACCAAATTTAGAAATACCAATTTTAGCTGATGAAATACAATCGGAAATAATTGGTGCAGAAAGTTTAAATTCACCAATTAGAACAAATCCACAAAATTACCCAGGTTCATTTTATGGTCAATTTGATACACCAAATAATACATACTTGTGTTCAAATGGTGATAGAATGAGATATCAAGGTGATTATTATGGTGTAAGAATCACCGATAATACAGGATTAAATGCAGAAAATTATATTGAAAAGTTAACGGATTTTAATTCAGATAACATAGATGGTATTTTTTTAGATGTTGATAAGAATCATTATTATAAAATGAATATTCCTAATCTAAAAAGTAATAATTTTGATGAATTTAGTTCAATTGCAATAAATGGTAGAGCACCAAACGATTTTGATTTCAATGCGATATTATGGTATTATGAATTGGTAGAAAGAGATCAAAATAATAATTTACATTCATATGTAAATTTGTATGGTATAGAATTTTTAAATAATCCTGAAAATGATGATGATAATTATGGTACATTAATTACGCCATATCATAAGTTAGTGACAAATGGTGAACATGATGGATTATCATATATGTTCAATTTAAATCTTCATTATAATATTGATAATGATGTTCAACCTTTAACATATGATCCAAGTACTATTTATAATATGTTTGGATTTGAAATGTATAATGAAATGATGAAAAGATTTTATCAAGTAAATGAAAATTTCATCAACATTATATCAGAATTCATCAGAATAAATATGGATATTCAAGAAATGAAAAGTTTAATTTATTCTCAAACAACATTAGATGATATTAAATCAAGAATGAATAATATGGAAAAACTTTTGAAATTATTTGCAACAAATCAATTTGTTGATTCTGATACTGCAAAAATTTCAGTCGATTATTCAGGAATTTATCCAAAATTGAAAATGAATGTTGTTTCGGTAGAATATGATGAAATAAAAAATATAAGTTTAACAGATACTTATAATTATAATTTCACAAATACTGGTGCATCATATCCAATATCTATGTCATTCACTAGTAATATGTTATTAAACTTAATAAATGATAATTCATTTAATCCAAGTGGTAATACTATCTTAATGCTTGATAGAGATTTAAAAAACAAGCAAAAATTAGATATTATAATAAAACCTGAATATGCACAATATGCACAAAGATTATATCTTAATATGATGTTCAAACAGAATAATAATTTAACAGAAATAAATATATTTGATGTAATATTACCAAAAGATTTAGTGTCGTATAATGTAGTAACACCAGAATTATCTGTATTTAATGATAATTTTTATTTAAATGAAAACATTTATGTTAATTGTACCGATGTTCGTACAGGAAACACTTCTTGTTCTACTGGATTTACTGAAATTATTTTAACAGAAGATATATTTAGAACAGGAAATACTGTTTATGTTCAAAATCTTTATTTTAAAGCTCCTGATGGTAGTATTATTGATTATAGTGGTGCATATAATATAATGAGTAAAATCGGTATTAATTTGGCTATAAACTTACCAATTAGTGAAATTTGTGGATATCAATTAGTAGGTCAACCACGAATTAGTTTTTATCGAGGTTTACAAGTTTCTATAATGCGAATAAGTGATGATGATTCAACTACGTTTGCACAACGTTATAATGTAACTTATAAAATAATTTAAATTAATGGAAATATTAGTTGGTAATTTAGTTAATAAAATAAAAACAATATTTGATTCAACAAAAGTACTTTCAGTTGAAAGTGTTAATGAAGAAATAAATAATTCAAATGAATTAAGATTAGTAATATCTATGAATAAAATTTTATATGATGATGTAAATATTATTTATACTAAGATTTTATTTGTGATGGATAGTAATAAAACGAAATTAACCAAAAATTATTTTTCATATTTATATGATATTAACTGTGAATATATTAGAATTTATTTTAATGATTTAGAAGATTTTTCAAATAAAATAACTAAAATATTTAAAGAAAATAAATTTGGTGATGATATTAAAATTTTATCAAAATTAAGTAAATCACCATCAACACTAATTAATACTTGGTTTAAGAATAATAAAATTACTGATTTGTCTGTCACAAATTTTGAAGTTGAAAAAATTCCGATTGTATCATGTGAATTATTGGAATTTAATTTTATTATAGACTTAAATAATAATCAAAAAGGTAAGTTAAATATATCAAAAAAAGATAAAAATAAATATGTATTTAAATTTGAATTTTTAGATAACATATATGAAGATGAAGAAACTAATTTAGATCATCTAGTTGAAACAATAGGAAATAATTTAAAAAATAAAATCAAAATGTGATGGCAAGATTAACAAAACTTAACAGGGTATTTAATAGAATTGAGTTAAATTATACTAATTTAACAAATCAAATAACAAATTGGTTAAGTTCCGCATATAATAAATCAAGTATTCTTTTTAATTCTGCATCACCATATGGTCAAATATTGGAAGTTGTAAAAGAAGTATTCCTTCAAAATATGTTGTATTTGAAAAATACAGTTAGACAATTAGATATTGATCAAACAGTGACACCTAAGATGATAAAAATGATAGCTAGAATATCAGGACATAATCCATCAAGATCAATGTCAGCAAATGGTACACTTAAATTTAAACTTAAACAAGGCACAAATATAAGTCAGTTAGTATCAGGTGGTCAAATTATAATATATGATAATACAAGTATAAAAAATAAAACAAATAATCTTTATTATACGATAAAAACTGGAAATGAAAAAAATTATTATACACTAACACCAGGTTGTCAATTTTTTGTAAATGTAATTCAAGGTAAATATGAATCTCAAACATTTACAGGTACAGGTAGATATTCACAATCTTATCAAGTATCAGTTAGTAACAATTCAACAATTGAAAATTTTGAATATTATATAACGTTAAATGGTATAAATTTAACAATTAAAGATCATATTTATGATATGTTGGAAAATGAATATGCTTGTGTCACAAAAACAGGATTTAATGGTGATTTGGATATATATTTTGGCAATGGTCTACATGGCGTTATTCCACCTATAGGATCAGTAATAAAAGTGACATATTTATTATCTAATGGGTTAATTGGAAATATTTTAAATAATAAGGTTAATGATTTTAATTTTATTGATGATATTTATGATAGTGATGGTAATATTTTACAACCATTATCATTATTTGATATATTTGTTGAAACTGATATAAAATTTGCAAGTGATGGTGAAAGTGTTGAATATACAAAAAGTGTAATTCCATATGTTTCTAGAAACTTTGTTTTGGCAACACCTGCACAATTTATTTACCATTTAAAGAAACTAAATATGTTTTCAAAAGTAAACGCATTTAATACTTTAGATATGGTTAAAATTGATATTGATAGCGATGGTAATTTAGATAATATAAATATAAATGAAATGTATTTATATTTGATACCAAGAATAACCGATTATTTTTCAAGTGATGTTAATTATTTTAATGTGCCATTTTCTGCATTTTTACTAGATAAAGTAGAAAAAGATAGAATTATAACCTATCTTAAAAAACAAGGAATCGTTAGTATTACATCATCTATTAAAATTATTGATCCAATTCCAAAATATTTTGTAATAAATTTATTTATTAGAAAATATGATGATATTGAAGAAGATAATATTAGTGAACAAATTATAAATATTTTATCTGATTATTTTTCAACCTATGAAAGATATGATCGAGTAATTAAAGCTAATTTAATTTCAATATTAAAACAAATAGATGGAATAGATTCATTAAATATAGAATTTATCGGTAAAGATAATGAAGATTATCATAGAAATGGTGCATTATTATCATCCACTAAAAAAACTGTAATTGAATCAACATATGCAACATCGACAAATAGTGTTAATATATCATCAGATTCTTATAGAAATATTGTAACAACATCTGGAAATACAGGTAGTAATAGTAGTACAGTATTAGCTAATTCAATAACAAATGATGGTAAAATTGTACCATCTTCTGTTGGATCATCAACTATTGTAGCATATAATCAAACAAGCCAATATGATGCGACAAAAATGGTTGGAATTGATCCTATTTTAGGTGATATTGTTATCAGAAGTAATGAATTAGTAATTTTAAGAGGTGGTTGGATTAATAGAAATGGTGTCTATTTTAATGAAGATCCAAAAACTACAACAGGTTTAAATACAGTTAATATCATTTGGAAAGGTGTTACTAATAGAAAATGATTTATGGAAAAAAAGATAAATATGGATTTGTTTTTAGATTTTGATATTTTTAGATTTTAAAATATAATTTTTATCAACTATTTATTTTAATTTTTATATATGTTAAATAACTGGTTAAATAACTAGTGTTATATAAAAATAATCATAAATAAATGGATGAAAAAATAAAAAAAATAAATGTCTTATCGCTTTTTGATGGAATTAGTTGTGGACAAATTGCATTAAATAAAGTTGGCATAGAATATGATAATTATTTTGCATCAGAAATTGATAAGTATGCTATTCAAATAACCAAAAACAATTATCCTAATACTATTCAGTTAGGAAATATCACAGAATTAAAAACAGAAAATTTACCTAGTATTGATTTACTATTTGGTGGTTCACCGTGTCAATCATTAACTTTTGCTGGAAAAAGAAATGGTATGACAACAACAGACAAAATAGATGTAGTTACCCTTAATCAATATTTAGATTTAAAAAATAATGGGTTTTATTTTGATGGGGAATCTTACTTGTTTTGGGAATATATAAGGGTGTTGAATGATATTAAACCAAAATATTTTCTTTTAGAAAATGTTAAAATGGAAAAAAAATGGAAAGATTTAATTACAAGTATAATTGGTGTTGAACCAATTCTAATTAATAGTAATTTATTTTCAGCACAAAATCGCCAAAGATATTATTGGACAAATATACCACTAAACGAATTACCAAGAGAAAATAGTTTAGTATTAAAAGATATTATTGAACCGACTAATTATGATAATTATCATTTATCATATATACATCATCAAGCTTTTTTAAAAAATTACAAATGGAAACATTGTGAAATAACAGAAAAATCAAAACCACTATTAGCAACATATTATAAGCAACCACCACATTGTCCATATATTCCTTGTGTAGATAGTAGTTCTAAATTTAGACGATTGCTACCAATTGAATGTGAAAGATTACAGACCGTACCAGATAACTACACAATTGGTGTTTCTGATACACAAAGATATAAAATGATTGGAAATGGGTGGACTGTCGATGTAATAGCTCATATTTTTTCTTCATTAAAAAAATAAATTATAAAATGACAATAATAAAAATGTGTAAACATCTCCAAGCTGTTCAACCATTAATAGGTGATTGGCATATAGAGCAAAATGATGCTTGGGATAAATTATGTAATGTTTGGGGGGTTGATAATTTTTATGATTTAAGGAAATATATTGAAGATTTACCAAAAATAATACAGCAATACACAGAAAAAAGATGGTTTTCAGTTTGGGTTGCAAAATGTGATGAATATTTGTTTTGTTTAAATCGTAGTATAATTCATAATTCAAATTCTAAATCACAAAAATCAGATATTATATTTTTAAATAAAAATGATTTCGAATTTGATTTAAAATCAACTAGACCATTTGTAGATAATATTTGGGGTGAAGATTATATAGATGCCCCATATTTTAAAATAATTAATAAACATATCAATGACCCAGATTTATTAGCAAAATTGTATTATGTACGTCAAAGTAATGGTATAAGAGAAAGTTATCATAATCGGTTATTTATTGTACATTGTGGAAAAAACACTAATTATTTAAAAACTTTGTTTCAAACAAAAAATAGAATATTTAATAATTATATAAAACACTTTAATAATAAAAATACTATTCCACTTATTCTTCCACCATTTAAAAAAGATAATGATATTATTAGTGGATTATATTATGATATTATTTTTATTGTAGAATTAAAAAAAGGTGTAATTGGTTATAAATTTGCAAGTGATCCAATAAAAAAATTAAAAAC